TGATGTAACTGGTCGTACAGTTGATATTATACTTGATAAGTTAAAACAACCTGAAACAATTAAAAAGAAAATCATTGAAGAATTTGAGAACGTCTTAAAGATGCTCAACTTTGGTAATCTTTCGGATGATTTGTTTAAGCGTTGGTACATCGATGGACGAATTTATTACCACGTTGTAATAGATGAATCTAATCCAAAAAATGGTATACAAGAATTAAGATATATTGATCCACGCAAGATTCGTAAAGTGCGTGAGATTAAAAAGATGAGAGACCCAAAAAGTGGGGCTCAAATCATTCAATCTATTGCAGAGTACTATGTCTATAATGACAGAGCACCTTCTGCACAAAGTTTCACATCAGAAGTAAATTCTGGTCTTCGTATTGCTACAGAGTCCGTTATTAACGTAAACTCTGGTATGATGGATGCAAAAAATACATTTGTTATATCATACTTACATAAGGCAATTAAACCCCTTAATCAGTTGCGTATGATTGAAGATGCGGTAGTTATATATCGTATATCAAGAGCACCTGAACGCCGTATTTTCTACATTGACGTAGGTAACTTACCAAAAGGTAAGGCTGAACAATACTTGCGTGATGTTATGTTGAAGTATCGTAACAAGATGGTCTATGATGCACAGACTGGTGAATTGCGTGATGACCGCAAACACATGTCTATGTTAGAAGACTTCTGGTTACCTCGCCGTGAAGGTGGTAAAGGCACAGAGATTACTACATTACCTGCAGGACAAAACCTTGGTGAGTTAGAAGACGTTAAGTACTTCAGACAGAAACTATTGCAATCATTAAACGTACCTATTAGTCGTTTAGAACCACAACAAGGTGGTATGATTGGTATGGGTCGTACTACTGAAGTTACAAGAGATGAAGTTAAGTTTACAAAGTTTATTATCAGACTTCGTAATAAATTCTCTCAGATTTTTGACCATGCTTTAAGAATTCAATTAGTTCTTAAAGGTATCTGCACATCAGAAGAATGGGATAAATTCAGAGAAGATATCTATTACGATTATAAGAAAGATAATAACTTCACAGAGATGCGTGATGCAGAATTGCTCACGACACGATTACAATTGTTGCAAACTGTAGATCCATATGTTGGCCGTTATTATTCTGCTGATTGGGTTAGAAGAAAAATTCTTCAACAGTCAGATGAAGATGTTGCACAAATGGACAAACAGATTGCACAAGAAGATAAAGAAGGTATTGGTGGACCAACTATTCCAATTCCAGGACAAGAACAACAACAGGCAGAAGCAGATGCTAATCCACCTGTAGATAATACGGCAGAAGAAGGTTCAACAGAATCTAGAACACCGATGCTTGATGCAGATTCGGAAAAGTTTTCATCAAGACTAAATAAGAAATAGGAGAATAAATATGGACACGATTGATTTTATTAATAGTGTTTCAGTTGGCAGTGCAGCTGAAGCAAAAGATACATTAACTGATTTGTTATCGACTAGAGCATTTGATGCTTTAAATGCAAGAAAAATTGATATTGCACAAACACTATTCAATGACAATGAAGAAGAACAACAAGAAGACGATACAGAAGCTGCATGAAATCTCTATTAGAATTTAAATCTATTGTTGAAGAAGAGGCATCAGACTATTCAAAGTTTGATGTTTTGGTACGAGCAGGTCTTGCCAATAAGGCACAGATGCAACGTATTCACAAAATCTTAGATAAGATGGGTGAAGAAAAACCAACATTCAATAATGCAGATAGAATGATTATTCAAAATCTTTTTACTAAGATGGTAGATTTACTTTCTAATAATAAACAAATCAATACACAAGCTCGCCGTGCCGTTCGTGAAGATGAAATCATTACAACAGATTTGGTTGAAGGTTCAATTGATACGCCACCAGATCCACCAGTTGCATTGGTATTAAAACGCAAATCAATTCGATTGTTTCCAGATGGAACAAGAGTTGCTTTATATTTTAATGATAAGTTAAATAGATTCTTTACTGTACCTTATGGATTACAGATTACAGCACCACTACAACAAAACGAAAGTGTTGAATTGGAAGAAGCTGTTATGGATACCCTACATAAGATAGTGAAAAACAAAGAAGCTAAATCAGTTAAGTTTGCATCAGGCCATACTCGTAAAGTAGACCACTATACTGCATCGGCAATTACTAATGTGCATAATGCATTGAACGATTCTAATAAAAAGAAATTTGCTGATATGGTTCATAAATCACCAGAGCATTTTGTGAAGGCTGCTGATTTTGCATTTAGTAAACACAAATGAGTTTTATAGATTCGATTATACATAAGCGTTTCGATGAAGCGAAAGAACTATTGTTTTCTCGTTTGGATGAAATCGTTGCTAAAAGATTAGAAGAAGCTAAACGATATGTTGCTGAAGATACATTTGAGTTTGTCGAATTAGAAGAGGCAGGCAATATTGTTAAAATGGGCAGAGTCCAAAAGATTCGCCGAAGAATTAGAAGAAATGCTAAAGGGCGCATTGTTGTACAGAAGAATGTCAGACGCTCTAGTATTAAAGGTTATAGAATATCTGGTAACACAGTTAAAAGAATACCGGCTACAGTTAGGTTACATAAAGCTAGAATGTTGAAGCGTTCTTGGAAAACAACGAGAAAATCTAAATTGCGCCGTACGTTATTAAAAAGAAAAATGTCTTTGCGTAGACGCTCATCAATGGGAATAAGATAACATGTCAATAGAAATTCAAAATTCATTAAGAGGTTCATCCGTTGTTAGATGCGTTGATCCTGGAACATACACAGTCAATCTTATTGATTTAAGAAAAAATCCTACTACTGAGACTGTTAACTCAGCAGATATTAAAAGAGTAACATGGTCTAGTAATGGTAATATTACCGTATCTAGAGCTGCAAATACTCCAGTTCTCACATTACACAATGCTGGAGAAATGCGTTTTGATGATTTTGGTTATTCTATTGCGAACAACAACACATCTAATGTTGTAATCAGTATTGTAACTGGTGGTACGATTGTATTAGAGTTATCTAAAAATTCTTCATACAACGTAGACGTTTATACAGGACAAGTAGTATCATGAAACTAATTACAGAAACAATTGAAAGTGTAAAATATTTTACCGAAGCTACTGAGAACGGTAAAAGAAAACTTTACATTGAAGGTACATTTCTTGTTGGTGAACAAGTAAACAAGAATAATAGAATGTACAAAATGGACACACTTCGTAAAGAAGTAAACCGTTACAATGAAGAATTTATTAAAACAAATCGTGCGTTGGGTGAACTTGGACATCCTGATACACCATCTATTAACTTAGAGCGTGTATCACATAAGATTGTTGGACTGACTGAAGACGGCAATTCTTTTTATGGTCGTGCTTTAATTTTAGAAACACCATACGGTCAAATCGTTAAAAACTTTATCGATAATGACATTCAAGTTGGTGTTTCATCTAGAGCAATGGGTTCTCTTGTACAGACTAGAGAAGGTTATAATCTTGTACAAGATGACTTAAAATTGGCTACTGCTGCTGACATTGTTGCAGATCCATCTGCACCTGGTGCTTTCGTTAACGGCATTATGGAAAATAAAGAATGGATGTTTGTCGAAGGACGCTTCGTTGAAGTAGACTTTGACAACGCTAAAAAACAAATAAAGAGTGCTTCTAAAGCTCAACTTGAGCAAGTAGCATTAAAGCTCTTTGAAAATTACCTACGAAAACTTTAAATTTATAAATAAGAAATCAAAAGGAGATTCCTAATGGCAAATAACAAATTAATGGAAGCAGCAGCCGACATTCTTGCAGGTAGTAAGAAGTCAGCATCCGGCATGCCTCCACAAAAACTACCTGGTGACGCACAGGATTTAGGCGGGCCAACGCCAGAGAATGGTAAACCAGATGACGATTCTGAAAAAATCGATACTGGCAAAGGCGCTACTAAAATGGCTGCCCCAACTACAAAACCTTCCGCAGCATCGTCTGATACTCAACTTAAGCCAGTAGGTGGCAAGAAGACAATGAGTGAAGAAGATATTTCTGAAATGCACGATGATGAAGCTGAAGACAAGGCAATGATGAAGAAAATGAAGATGAAAGAGAAAATGAAAGAAGATATTGATTCTTTATTTTCTGATGACTCTACCATTTCTGAAGAATTCAAATCCAAAGCAGCAACAATCTTTGAAGCTCGTGTATACGACCGTGTCACTCAAATCGAAGAAGAAACAGAAGCTAAGTATGCTGGCATGTTAGAAGAAGCAATTGATTCTATCAAAGCAGACTTAACAGAAAAAGTTGATGACTACCTCAACTATGTTGTTGAACAATGGATGTCTGACAATGAAATCGCAATCGAATCTGGTCTACGTGCCGAATTGACTGAAGACTTCATTGGTGGATTACGCAATTTGTTTGCTGAACACTACATCGATGTTCCATCTGAGAAAGTAGATTTAGTAAGCGAACTCGCCGAAAGAGTTGAAGAACTTGAAGGCAAACTCAATGAAGAAATTGAACGTGGCATTAGTTACGCAAAAGCTTTAGTTGAGTCACATAAGAATGAAGTTACACATCAAGTGTGTGAAGGTTTAACAGACACTCAAGCTGAAAAGATTAAATCGCTCGCAGAGGGCGTTGAATTCTCCACAGAGGAAGAATACAAAGAGAAGCTTGAAACAATCCGTGAAAACTATTTTCCTTCTGGTGTGAAAAAGGCAGCCGCACAAGACTTGCACGAACAAGTAGAAGACGGTAGTGAGAAGAAGACTGTAACGTCTGACGCTTATGTCCAATCCGTTATCGGCGCTATTTCTAAAACAAAATTATAATCTAAAATAAATCTAAGGAGATTTTATGTATTTGTCCGAATCATTACAAAAGAAATGGGAAGGCGTTCTGGATCATCCAGATTTAGCCCCTATTAAAGACCCATACCGTAAAGCGGTTACTGCGGTTATTCTTGAGAATCAAGCTCAAGAGATGCAAAAAACATCTGGCATGTTGTACGAAACAGGCGCACCAACGAACTCTATGGGTTCTACATCTGGTGGTTTCGGTGGCGGTAATGCTGCTGCAGGTCCTGTTGCCGGTTTCGACCCAATCTTAATCAGTTTGGTTCGCCGTTCATTACCTAATTTGATTGCGTATGACGTTTGCGGTGTTCAACCAATGACAGGTCCTACAGGTCTTATTTTCGCAATGCGTACAAAATATACTGGTCAATCTGGTACAGAAGCTTTCTACAACGAAGCAAACACTGGTTTCTCTGGTTTAGGTACTTCTGGAAACAACGCATTCGCAGAAGGCTCATTGCCAACTGAAGTGTTTACAAACAACGCTGCTGCTGTCGGTGCAATGACTACAGCTCGTGCTGAAGCTTTGGGTGATGGCGCTGCTGCTAACGCATTCCAAGAAATGGCATTCTCTATTGAGAAAGTTACTGTTACTGCAAAGACACGTGCTTTGAAGGCAGAATACTCAATGGAACTTGCACAAGACTTGAAAGCAGTCCACGGTCTAGACGCAGAAACAGAATTGGCAAACATCTTGTCAACAGAAATTCTTGCTGAGATTAACCGTGAAGTTATTCGTACAGTTTATGCATCTGCTAAAATCGGTGCACAAGTAGGTACGACAACTGCTGGTATTTTCAACCTTGATACAGACTCTAACGGTCGCTGGATGGTTGAGAAGATTAAAGGTCTTGCATTCCAAATTGAACGTGAAGCCAATACGATTGCTAAAACAACTCGTAGAGGAAAAGGTAACATCATGATTTGTTCATCTGATGTTGCATCCGCTCTTGCAATGGCTGGTATCCTTGACTATAACTCTGCTCTACAGAGTCAAGTTAGTTTGACAGTTGACGATACAGGCAATACATTTGCTGGTACTATCTTCGGTCGTATCAAGGTCTATATCGACCCATACTTCCCTGCTAACTTCAACAGCGAATTCGCAGTTGTTGGTTACAAAGGTACTAACGCATATGATGCTGGTTTATTCTATTGCCCATACGTACCTTTACAAATGGTTCGTGCAGTTGATACGGGTACTTTCCAACCAAAAATTGGATTCAAGACTCGTTACGGCTTAGTTGCAAACCCATTTGCAGAAGGCACAAACCAAGGTCTTGGTGCATTGAATACACAGGCTAATAACTATTACCGTGGATTCCGCATCAGCAACTTGATGTAATCGAAACCCCGATAAGAGGGTACTTTAAAAGGGGACAGAAATGTCCCCTTTTTTTATGTCTAAATATAAGACAGGAGATTTGAATGACAGCCATTACAAGAAACCCAACCAATCCAAACTTTCTTCAACCGAATAAGTTTATATTAACATTCGCAAGATTGCCAAACGTACAATACTTTTGTCAATCATTAAGTGTGCCAGGAATTTCTATGTCTGAAGCACAACAATCAAATCCGTTCATTGACTTATATGTACCTGGTGAAAAGGCCACATATGACTTATTGAATCTTACTTTTCTTATAGACGAAGAATTGAAAGCGTGGGTAGAAATTCACGATTGGATTCGTGCAATGACCTTCCCAAAAGAGTTTGAAGAATATCAAAGACTCGGTACATTAAACAAATTTATATCTAAGAGTGCAGTTAAGAAACCTCAGTATTCGGATGCATCAGTTGTAATACTATCATCATCAAATACACCATACTATCGTTTCAATTTTCACGATTTGTTCCCAGTTTCTATTTCTACCTTTGTTATGAGTGCCACAGATGACCCAAGTAACACAGTTAGTGCAGACGCTACATTTAGGTATAGTTACTACGATGTGCAAAAATTGTTTTAAAATAGCTTGACATTATTATGAATTGAGAGTATACTCCGCAAAGGAGGCTTTAACTATGAAACAACTTGACGAACTACTAGAAGAATGGCGGAAAGATTCCGACATTGACAGAACAGAACCTGGCAAAGCATTGCTAGATATACCAAAGATGCACAGTAAGTATTTGAATATACTTTCAAGGCATCGTTTACTTTCCAAAGAATCTGAATTTAAATATAACAAAATGAAGAAACTTAAATGGGAATATTATACAGGTAAATTAGACGATGAAGACCTTGAGAAGTATGGATGGAAACCATTTCCATTTGTACTCAAATCCGACATCACTACATATATGGATAGTGATGAAGATGTCAACAAGTATGTAGCTAATAAAGCTATGCATGATGAGATTGTTGATGTTTGTACCGCTATATTAAAAGAGTTGAATAGTAGAACATTTCAACTCCGTGACTTTATAGCATGGGAAAGATTTATTCAAGGTGTCTGATTTAATACTTCATAAGAAGAATGAGGCTTTCATTCAGTTCGAATGTGATAGAAATATTGCACAAGAACTGAGTGACTTCTTTACCTTCTACGTTCCGGGTTATCAATTTGTTCCAGCCTACAAAAGTCGTTTGTGGGATGGTAAAATTAGATTAGCTGACTTGCGAAGCTTTTCAATATATCATGGTCTAGTACCATATATTGAAAAGTTTTGCAAAGAACGTGATTATACATTAGAGATTGATTCTGATGTATCAACAACAGAAAACTTTTCTGCAATTGAAGCTGCAGAGTTTGTTAAATCATTAAAGTTACCACATGAGATTAGAGACTATCAATTAAAGTCTTTTATTCATGCCATTCGTAACAGAAGAATTCTTTTATTATCACCAACTGCATCTGGTAAATCTTTGATACTTTATTGTATCATACGTTACTTGCAACAAGAACATAAAAAAGGTTTATTAATTGTTCCAACAACATCATTAGTTGAACAAATGTATTCTGACTTTGCATCATATGGATACGACTCAGAAGAATACTGTCATCGACAATATGCTGGTAAAGATAAACATACAAAAAAGTTTCTTACTATCACAACATGGCAATCAATCTATAAGAATGAAGGTGATTACTTTGAACAATTTGATTTTGTTCTTGGTGATGAAGCACATCAATTCAAGGCCAAATCTCTTACAACAATTCTATCTGGTTGCACAGCGGCTAAATATAGAATAGGGACAACAGGGACACTTGATGGAACTCAAACACA